ACACGAATGTTTTAGTTGTATCTTTACACAAATCTGTTAGCCACTGAAACACTGGTCGTCTTGGCATATTACCCACAGTATGTGCCACTGGAAAATACCAAGAACTATCTCCAGCCGCCACAGCTATACCTATGATGTGTCCGTCTTTTCTACACCATCCAGGTCCTAGCTTTGTTAGATTCTCATCTCTCGTTTCTAAGTCAATAGCTATAGTATCGTACTGTGATAGATCTGGTATGACTTCAGGTGGAGTCCAGTCTGAATCAACATTCCCCCATGCCACATCTTTTATGTCTTGTTCCAATAAATGGTATTGGTCACTTGTCATTTATAATTTCTCCACCTAATGCAGCATAGCCTATTATATCGACCCAACTGTCATCGTGTTCTATGGTTTCTGCTAGTCTGGCTAGTTTTACACCGACCATACAAGCCACAACTTCTTGTGCCGTAACTTCTCTGTCTAATATAACAGACCATATTCTTGCTATTCTTTCGTGATTAAATTTAGCAGGCCCATACTCTTTGGCTCTCGGACCATTGATTAGTTTCTCTGCTTGATCCAAAAAATATTTTCTGTCTTTTTTATTTTCTTTAAACTCTTTTATTGGTTTACCAAAAGGAGATTTGTTTGTGGTTTCAAGGACTTCGCACATGTCATGGACGTAACTATCCCAAAACGGACTAGGGTTTTCTTCGTCAGTTGCTCTTTGTAAATACCATTCTTTTTTCATAATTCAAATCCAAACTGTCCAGATTTTTCTATTATGTGTAACTCCTTCTTTGCTCTCGTTACACCCACATACCAAACTCTCCTTTCGGCATCTTGATCTGGACTTTCAATACATGCCTTTGTAGAATCTAGCAACAATGCTACATTATCAGCTTCTCCACCTTTTGCTCTGTGGATTGTGGATACACGAATTCTGGGATCTGCCGATAGAATCTTCTCTCCTCTTTTTCTAACAGATACTATGTATGCAGCAACTTGTTCTGATATCTTTAATACATTTTGCCATGTCACAAATCTATTTGCCGTAAACTCACACAATCTTTCTAGATTACCTAAAGAGTAACTTTCGTCTGGTGGTCTTTCACTATTAACATCTGCCAAAGAATACATTAACTTTCGACCCGATCTTGTTATATATTTTGGATCAATCAGTTTTGAAAAAGGTTTTAACAAGTCGGCAGGCACTGATGCTCCTCTTTGTAACTTTAACCAAACTTCTATTGCCACTAGTACATTGACAGATACAGACCAACCTTCTCCTTCTCTCCAAAAAACATAACCCTCTTCTCTTAATTTCTGACAGACTTTATTAGCTATGTAGTTAGTTCTTGTAAGAATCAACCACTCGCCCTCTGTCATATCAACATCAAGAATGTCATTATGCCATGTAACAAGTCCCTTTTCTTTTGTTGGGTTCCACGATTTGTTTTCTCGTTTTGTAATTTGATCTGTCAATCCTTCAGCAAAGGTAAACGGATGTTCTGGAACACGATATGATTTATTTAATATGTATTTAGTTTCACTTGCTTCTAAAAAGTGTTTTACATCAACACCCATCCAAGAGTATATCGCTTGGTCATCATCTCCAGCATAGTAGACTTTGTTTGAGTTTGGAACAAGAACATCCTTAACCATCTTCCATTGAAGAGGAGCTAAGTCTTGTGCTTCATCTATAATAAGCAAATCAAAATCGGGAGAAGTCCCCTGCCAAATAAATTTTTCTATCATGTCAATAAAATCAACTTTACCCTTCGCTCTTTTATAATCTTTGAAAGCCTTGTCCAATACTAACAGTTGTTGTTTATTTAAACTTTGATCCCAACCTTTATGAAACTCTTCTTCAAGATCCACTTGTTTAACTCTAGCATATTGTATCAACGACATATACTTATCGCCACCAGCACCTATATTAAACAGTGGACCTTCTTCTATATTCACTGTCTGTGTGGTTCTAAAATCTAAACCAACAAGTTTACCTAATTCTGTATAATCACGACCCGACATAACTTCTGATGTACTTAAACCAAGCCAACTAAAAGCAAGAGAGTGTAGAGTCCTAAAATAAATTAAGTCTTTTGAATCTAAACCTTCTATATCTTTTAATGCTCTAGTCTTTGCTTCTGTTGCAGCTTTTCTACTAAAAGACATGAAACCTATTTTTTTAGGATCAATAAACTTAATTAAACTACCTTCAACTAATTTTATTAAAGTTGTAGTTTTACCTGTTCCAGGTGGTCCAAAAATTGTAACTTCTTTACCATCTTTTAAATATTCAATCGACATTTCTATTTCCTTGTCCTTTGTTTCTACCTGTTGGATTTTTAACTTCGAATGGGCATACTCCTTTTGCATTTATCTTTACTGCCTCTGGGTACAATCTCCACAGTTCTTCTTCTAAGTATTCTTCTATTAGTTTCTTACCATCAACACATTCTTGTCTTGTTTTGTATACAACTCCAGGTTCCCAAAAACTACACAAAGCATCTCCACCTTTGTATCTACATTGCTCAACAAAAATTACACAAAAAGCCACTAACATTTCCATCAGAACGGAACCTCCTCTTCTTCGATTGTTATCGATTTGATTTCTACTTCTGCTCCAAACTCTGGTATCCACCAGACTCTGACATTCTTCCATTTACCTTGTGATGTTTGAAATTTTTTCACAACAGAACTATCTCCGTTATTTACTTCTTTCAATCTCTCTTGAACTTGTGCTCTCGTATAGTTATCAAACTTTCTGTTTCTCAAGAACTCCATCAACGAGTCCAATCTAAAATATGTTCTTGATTCCTCTACATCTGTATATGGTTTACCCAACACAACTTCTTCAAAACTCTGTGCTTGTACTCGACCTGTGCAAAACAATTCTAGGTACGATAAGAACTGTCCCTTGTATGTCAGTTCTTGTGGCACTGCTATCTCATTGCAGTTCTCAAGCAACATGTTGACTTGTACTTCCCAATCTCCATCCTTCATCTTTGGTGGCATGAAATTCAACTGCTCCATACATGCTCTTTGAAATAGTCTTGGTGCTTGTAGTTCCTCTGTTGTTAACTCAAGTCTTCTGCCATCTATGTCCAAGAACCACAGACGAGGTTCTGATAATATAACTGACAAGCCACTGATTGCAGGCATAGATGTTGTGCCAATACCATGTTTCAAACCACGGCAGACACTTTGATTGCAGTGCGAGGACATGGGTTCTTCTTTACATATATACTGATACTCTTTCTTTTCTAATGTATTCTGTATTGTAACTATTTCTGATGCTGGTAGTGGTGGTGTAAATCGTTTTACATTTATCTCTTCCAACTGCGACTTCCAATTATTAGGTGCAGACTTCTGCAAAAAAACACCGAGTTGAAAAGCCGCTTTGTTTCTGCCACCTTCAAAGACTCCCATACTAAGCAAAGATTTAAGACACGGAACATAGCCTGGGTATAAGTTTGGTTTACCACCAACAGATAGCTCCATGAATTTATTGGGATCACACTTTATCTTGTGTATCCTATCTATGAACTGTTGAAGAGTGGCTTCTACATACTTGGACTTCTCTTTCCAATATGCAAACCTCAAAGTCTTTTCTGCATCAAAGTATGGTAGATTGATGAAGTTCCCCACATCTCCTCGCTCTACCAATACTTGCTCTTGCTTCGGGAATATTTCGCAACGACCATGACCAAGTGCCGCGGCTATCTCGGCAGCTTTATCTCTGAAGTCTGCCGCTTCCATCCATTCTGTAAAGAAAAAGAATATGTGTGCACCCCCACTTTTACTACGGCACACGATACACGGTATTTTAAATTGATTTAACTTATCCACCAACTGCTTGTGGTCTAGCGGGTATTCATCTATATCAAGAGCACCAAACTTACATTGGTTGTTCTCGTTAATTGGTATTGCACCGACACCTTTTCTTCCATCTATGTGTCCTTGCATCAATTCTAATGTCAGTGGTTGTCTTACGATAAATGACTTGGCTTTCTGTTTGCCGTTCATTCTTTGATTTGAAACTTCCGTCTGTCCGTGTGCTCCACTAAAACCTTCGAAAGCATGTAATAATTCTTCTGTTAAACTCACTCTACACTCCTAAAATAAAAAACCGTGTAGATGAGTGTGGTATCTACACGGCTAGTTTAATTAAAATGGTACGTCTTCTTCCTTTGCTATTTCATCAGCAGAAGCAGCAGCCATTTTGACTTCCCCTTTGCTCACACCTTGATACATATTACGAGCTTCAAGCATCATCTTCTCTATCGCTGGTGTAATGTCATTAACACGATCTAGCTTGTAGTTAAACCACTTGCCTTGATCGTTGGCTTCTAAGACAGTTGTAACCTGCCAAGCCGTTCCATAAATAGGCATGAGAGCACCACTTGGTAATCTCGCACTATTCTTTAGAGTATTCCATCTACGAGACACTTTTAACTGTGTCTTCTTCATATCAAGAACACTCGGTGCTATAGTCCCATCAGCAGACTGTGCAATCACTAGGTGTTGATGAGTTCTGACCAACTCGTTTCCGTTAGGTAACAATTCGATTGTACCCTCACGGCTCGTCATTGTAATGTCTTTATCATCTGCCGCTAGTTCTCTTACAAAACCACCACCACTTGATCTAAGTTGAAACTCTAAGAATTTCTTCTCAAAAAAAGCAGGAACAACAATGACACCTTCGTCTTGCTTATAAATCTCTTGCGAGACAGTATTGAAGATGTCGCCTTGCTCAGCACCTTTAATATACAAAGGATCGTCCTTTTGTAATTGTGGAGATAATGCTTGGATAATCCTTATAAAAGGTATCTGCATATCTTCCGTAGTGATATTTTCAAGACCAACACCAGCGTCAGCTTCTAACATTTTATCTAACTCTGATGCCACTACTTGAGTGGTCTTTCTCTGTGCAACTTGGTTCATTACTGACCTCCCTTTATCTTAGCACGGTTGCCCTGGTATACTCCAAATAGATCAAAGTCTATTTCTTTACCACTTTCAATTCTATTTTTTACCCAGGTTTTTAAAGTCATTGGATGCACATGCTGTTTCTTGACAGGCGCAAAACCTTTATTCTCAAGATCTGCAACTACAGAACCAGCTTGATTATCTTGACCCATACTGAAACTTACAACAACTTCGTTCTTGATAAGATCCCCCTCTCCAATCTCTCTCAAGAATTGGAAAGCCTCTTGCTTCTTAGTTTCGGGTATTCTAGCAGAAACAAACTTATCGATTGAAACTTTGTTGCCGTCAACTGTAAGACTTTCAACACCCATAGTCTCCATCAATGAGGGTATATCTTCCTCATCAACAGATCTCTTTTTCTGTTGTAGGTCTTTTAGTTGTGCTTCGGTATCTTTGATTTGTTGATCTAACTCAACAGATCTACGGATTAAAGACGATAGACTTTTAGTATCGCCTTCTCTGACTTGCTTAAATGCTTGAGGGTCAGCTGCCTCTTGCTCGAATAGTGAATACACATCACTCATCGTT